TGAGCGTAACTCCGTTAGGAGGAATCGAAGGAACAGTAACAAGTTCCGCAACTGGATTGGACTTCAGCAACTCCAACTTTACGATCACAAATCCAGGAGCAGCATTTCAGTTCACGACGACCTATCAAGGGCCCGGAATGACAAACCAAACCGTGATCCAAAGAACAACAGAGGTTACCAGCGTAACGGATACTACAAGTATCTTTACCCAGTAATCGGGTTGTTAATCGCATCTCCCGTCAGTGCTGCTGATGTGGGAGGTGTTTCTGCGACTGCTAATCCAATCGCAAACAGTTCAGGTTCCGTGACCAACCAGGCTATCCAGGTTTTACAAGGCCCATATATCACTAACACATATGGGGGCGGAATCAGTTGTCAAGGTCCCACTGCTAACTTCACTCCGTACATTACTCATGCCACGAATGACAAGGATCCATTTGAAACTTTCTATATGGAACCTCAATATGACAACAGAGATTTTGAAGGAAGACTGGTAGAAGTTCAAAAGAATGTCAAGAACTGGCCTTGGGAAGAGTGGTATGACGATAGAACTTATACAAATGCTGATGGTGAAACAGTAAGAGCATATGAAGATGGTGCAGATATGACCATCCGTGTTATGGAGATGCAAGGTGATGGTGTCCCTGACAATCCAGGATCACAACTCTGGCAGAAACCAGTTAGAACTGGTATGACTCGGAACAGCAGCACCAGTATTGGTTTATCTGCCACACTGTCTCTACCTCTTGACGGCGGATTGCAAGAAAGATGTAAAGCAGCAGCAGAAACTCAAATTGCCTTACAAGGTCAAATGCTTGCCAATAAGAGATTAGATTTTGAGTTAGCCAGACTCAAGAATTGCGGAGAATTATTACAAAAAGGAATACGCTTTCATCCCAAGAGTCCTTATGCGAAAGTGTGTGCTGATGTGATGGTCAATAATGTAAATACTGTTATGCAGCATCGTCACACAATACCACCTATTTCTTCAACGGTCGAACAGAGCGCAGTGCCTTCACAGCCTGATTCCTCTGACGCTGTTCAGCAGTCCTCTCAGATACCGACTGCGGCGGGATCTTCTTACCCCGTAAGGCAGCAATCTTCTTCATTACCTTCTTCACTGCCGGTTTCACAACCTTTAACAAAAGGTCAGCAAGAGGCTTTGCGAGCAGTGCGGAACTCGTCGCTACCACAGCAATTGAGGCGGTAGTAGTTACCATACCTGCTGATGGGATGTTCTGAACAATCTGGTCGGGAATAGATAACTCCTCAAACACAGGGAGACATTCTTTCCCGACCATTTCATATGCAACTAATTTTTTATTTCCTTCTACAATCTTTCCTACAGGATCTTTTAACTGCTGTGACCTGGACGGACACTCAGGCATAGGTGCTTCTGTCTTAGGAACCTGTGGTGTTTGTGTTTCTGGTGCCTCAGGTGCTGGTGGTGCTTTATATGCAGGTGGTTTTGGTGGTTCTTGTTCTAACTTAATCTTATTTGCATCATATTCTATCGGATAATAACTTGTTGTCCCCGCATCACACAGGGTCATTGTGCCTTTATCATCCTCATTTTTTAAATTTGTATTCTTATCACTATCTTTGTGTGCTTCAACACAGCCAGGTATATTGACGATGGGAGTTCCTAACTCCATTGTTACTGGTGGCATGACAGGAACTGCCACTGGTGGATCAGATGACATCCACCTTGGCACTTCTGGAATACTCACATCACGGATTCTTAATTGATTAAGACGAATATCGGGAATTGGCATTAACAATCACTAATCATTGAATTGACCTGAGACCCAGCCTCAGATCCAATGTTTTGTCCAAGCAACAATGCCCAACCAGATGCTAACCATCCAACATATGGGATACTAGCAACTGCTGGCACAACAACACCAGCACTAATTGCTGTTCCTGCCATCGCACCTTGTGACCGTGCTCCAGCGTCCGCCACGATGCACTCGATGTCTTTTGCACTCTTTCCCTCACCAGCCAGCGTTCCGGCACCTCCCATATTTCTGGTGCCTTCCATAGTATATTGATCATGACGATATTCATTTCGCTGCTCAGATCTTCCGCCAAATAATCCTTTCTTATCAAGGTCAAGATTTAATGATCTATGTGATTCAAGAATAGCAGGATCATTTGCTTTGTATTCAATACTATATCCATCCTTACCTGCCTCAATTTTATATGAAGAATATGGACCGTGAGGGATATTGATGGTAGGAACCTCTACAGTTCGTTTTGGTTGCCTAATCACATAACCAAGCAAACCGATATGTGCGATGGCAAACAATCCCCCAACTACACCAACTGCAACTTTTAATTTGGGATTCATGGTAATCGAAGAGTAGATGGACTAGTTTCACCAAGAGGAATTGCTCCACCAGTTGCACCAGGAAGTTCGGGCATTGCTGCGTCTAACATTCCAGGAAGTGCTCCTGCAATTGCTTCTGTTGCAGCGTTTGTGATCCCTTCCTTAGCCCTTTCAATCAGTGTATCTTTCTGGAGATAAACATAAACTCCTCCACCAATAACAGAAGCAGTTCCTAAAAACGATAGCACTGCGAGTGCATTAATAACTTTTTGCATGAATTTACTCCGTTAAAGTACCGTTTGCTCTACGAATCTCTCTCAATTCTTCAAAATTCTTTTGCTTAGTGCCACCATCATATGCCCATGCGTATCCTTCGGTGATCATCTGCTCATTCAAAGATACTTCTGCATCTCCGATATATAACCAACCAAGAAGGCGACCATACTTACCAACACCACCAACAAGTTCAGTTCTAACTGCGAGTTCGTCGTCACCAGAAATAGCACCTTCTAGTTTCTCCTTAAGCCAGTTGGTTGCATCGTATCCAAGTGCCTTCTCCTCTAAGTCTCTGGTGCGCTTCTCTGGTGTATCTACACCCGCAACTCTAACTCGTTCTTTTTTATATAAGTCAAAACCGAGGTCGATGGTAACATCAATCGTGTCACCATCGAGAACTCGGTTAATTTCAACTACGCGGAAGTTGTAACATGACTTCCGACTGGGTGGAACCATCGCGCCCATAATCGATCTCCTTTGAATCTGCCGATACTGCAATGCCTATGATGAATGTTGCCGCAGCAATTACTGCTCCAGCACCAGCAACCCAACGCTCCAATACACGAATACGATCTGTAAGTTTTTCTAGATCTTCATTTGTGCGATCAATACGTTGATGTGTCATTTCAATGCGACGAAGAGAATTTTCTAGAGTGCTGTCTATTACAGCAATCTTTGTATCCTGTTCTGCATCTTTGTTAGTAAGGTCACTCATCTTTCATTTCATCGAAAGCCATACGCATTATATAGACAATATAATATGCTACACCAGCAAGGAGTATCACCAATAACCAGATGATACTCCAAGTTACATCATTTACATCCGCGTGGGGGCGAAGGAACAGTTCCATCTTTACTATTCATGCTAGGGATCATTTGATAAGACAATTTGTCTCTCAATTGATTTATACGCTCAACATCATATTGTGCAAAATGTCCGCGTTTCTCAACATGTTTATAGTAGTGGAGGGCATTCTGAATGATCGTGAACTCCTCCATTGACAGATCAAACTTCATTTCAATAAAGTTCTTCCTCTTTTTCTGTTTCGATAACACAATCCGAAGTAGGATATGCAACACAAGTGAGAACAAATCCTGCTTCCAGTTGATCATCATCAAGGAAAGATTGATCAGATTGATCTACAGTGCCACTAACAATCTTACCTGCACAAGTCGAACAAGCACCTGCACGACAAGAATAGGGAAGATCAACTCCTGCTTCATCAGCAGCGTCAAGAATGTATTGATCATCTTCACACTGGATTGTTTTTTCACCTTCAGAAGTTCGGAGAGTGATAGAATAAGTCATGTTCTCTATAAGTTTTGCAATGAGTATTATATATGAATATTAAGAATAACGCAATCAACCACGATATCTACCAGGCCATGTCAGTTGCATGGCACCAACAAGCAATGTTATAAAAACAAATACGAAAAAAACATTCATTTGATCATCTCCATAGCTTCTTTTAACTCTTGTGCATGATGCTTCTCGTCAAGCATGATCCTCTCAATATCTTTATCATTTCGATCTTCATACTTTAGATACTTTGCATATGTATCCTCAGCGTGAAGTTCTATTTCGTAGGAGAGATGGTAAGCAGACCTAGGAGCCAACCAGTAATAAACCACATTGACCCAATAGTAGATAAGTACAAGGTGTCTGGCGACAAAGCGATCCACCCAATAAGTATTACCGCCCCTACTCTCCATGTATTCCAAATGTTCTGTCTCGTTAAGTGTTTGAGCAAAATGTTCCTCCATTAGATAAAGGTGTTCTGGTCCACGCAGTCCTAAAGATTCACGCAAATGTAATACACTTACAAATGCAAAATAGGGTGCCCGAGCAATCTCCTCAAGCACCCAAAAACGCTGAAAGTGTCTACCTCTATACAGGTAGTCGATAATTGAAACCGTAAAATTTAAAAATAAACTATTGAGTTTCTGCATCTTCTTCGTAGTCGTAAGTTAATCGACAGTCCCAATAGTGGTCTTCTTCCCACTCTGGTTCATAGAGAGGACAAGGTTCCTCAAAGAGATGTTGCATTCTTAATTGTTTGATGCGCTCTCTGAGGGACTTATAAAACTCTCTCTTTTGTTCTGAATTCATTCGACATGAATAGTGCCAATCATACCAGCACCTTTATGGGGACCACACCAATAAGTATAGTCACCTGCTTCAGGGAACGCAACATCAAACTCTTCACCTGGTAACATTGCCAGGGCTTCATGACCTAAGTCTGGACGATCTTCCACAATCACATTGTGTGGTGGAAGCATATTGTTGACAAAATGAACTGACTCACCTGCGGATATTGTAACTTCTGCTGGGTCAAAAACTAAATTACCATTTGAACCCATTTGCACATCTACTGCCCATGCAGGAGCAGCAAGAAATAGTGTTGCAAGAAATGCGAAAATAAACTTCATAAAGTTTACGCAACTGCACTATCTATATCTTTCTTATTGAGTTGTAACGAGGATTTGTTTTGACTTCCTGACTTATCATTTCACCAAATTCCATCACACATTTGCACCACTTTCCTCTCGCCTCTGGCGCACCTACTGCTTTTTTCGCCACAAAGTGTGCCACTCCCTCCACAAAGCAGCACACTCATCTGACTTCTTTTGTAAATGCGGTTCCCTATACATGGGAAACCTGGGGGTTGGTGCCCGTGACTACATTATTATTTATCAGATACCAAGCAAATTTCTCTGCCTATCAAAGTATCCTTTCAAAATCCAAGAACTACTATTCATCTTATCATCACCACCTACACCAAACTCAAACTGAACTCTAGGATTGTCTCCATACATATCAAGTTCTGGAGTATTGGTAGATCCACGATCACCACCATTGCAAAATACAACAGTCTCTGCAATCTCCAAACATTTAGCAATGGCTCCACATGCAGAACCAACTTCATCATCTTCCCAGGATACAACAGCATCTACCATCTCAAGGTGTCGAATGATCTCTGCTCTTTCTATCCAGGATTGAAAATATTGACCCTTTTTCTTTGTCAACCATTCTTCTGTATTGATACCAACAACTAGATAATCAGAGAAATCTTTTGCTCTCTTAAAATATGAAATATGGCCACTGTGAATAGGATCAAATCCACCAGTGACCAAACTAATTTTCTTAAAAAACATAATAACTCAACTTAAATCACATCTTATATGTATCGTTTGATTTTTCTGGACCTTGTGCAGTAATTGTTAAAGGTGCTTGCTCAATTCTAATGACCTGAGCAGGAGCTGATTGAGTTGCTTTTTCAATCAACTTCTCCATGTCTGCTTTAGTAACAGCACCAGCGGCACCATTGCCGTTTCCGTTCATCTTCATAGTGCCGTCACCAGACTTCTTCGCCGTCTGAACCCCGAAAGTAGCCAAAACCCCAGTGAACACGGAGGCTATAAAGGTCGGATCGATCTTCTGCTGTGGTAATCCAGGGATCGTCACATAGTTAAGGGTAAGAATACCACCAGACCAAACTAGAATACCTAGTCTTACTAAGGTGCTGATGACTGCCATCTGTTCATCAGCATCCTCAACTTTCTCTTTAAGTCTGCCGAGAGGACCTTTCTTTTTAGGTTCTTCCTTCTTTACTTCTTCAGGCATGAGTCACCAGCAAGGGCAACTCTATTTAGTGATATAACCCTCTTCAACAAGATACTTACGAGTCAATGGAGTAGGTTCATACACTTTCCACATCTCACCAGCAGCACATGCTTGAAGGGCCTCCATAGTCATCTTCTCAGTGCGTCCTGCCCAACCTGCTTCTGCTTCCCAGGGCACAGCGTGTTCAGGGTAGGTTCTCTCTGCCATGACACGCCAGATCATAGGAACTTCATCTTCAGGTTTAATAATAGCAATTAAACTATTATCAATAGTTCCTGCCATACAATCTTGTGCAGCGTGCCAACCTTCGTGACGCATTACTTGCATCAGATAGTTGGTGCTATCCATATACCTTTTATTAAGGAAGAAATTGTTACCAACGGTATGATAAACGCCACGATGACTATCAGGAAAATACTTGGAGTCTGCTAGAAACACCCCCACTCCGACCTGCTCCAGAGCAACGAGCATTGTGTTGAACTCGTCAGCAACAATACTATAGTCAGTATCAGGATACTCGTCAGCAATACTAGCGATGCTTTCGATTTTATTGACTCCATCAGTACACTCCCTGAGTAACATACACCCCATGGCATCCATTGTATTGTAACCCTTGGTGATCTTAGAGTCATCAGCAAGTGCTGGTACAGTCAAAGATGCTGCAGCCAGCAACCCCATAATAAACTTTTTCATGAATAGTTTTCCCTAAAATACTTTGACACCCCATGAGGTGTTTTGTTTCCCTGCGATACCCAATCATGAGCACACTCGTAAATCGATTGTTGAGAGTACTTAGGCACTGGACCGTCCATAATGTGGGCATACTTTGCCATGAGAGTTTTTAAGACTTCCTGCCGTAGTTTAGTGTTGAAGTCATTGTAACGCCAATCATCATAACTCATTGGTGAATGTTCTCCGAACCGCCTTGAAAGTTTTCAGATCCCCCAATGGGATCAAGTTGAACAGTGGTAGCACCACCCTTGGTTGCCATCTCATACATTACCTGATGAATGTTTTCAGGTTCAACAGAGTTAGTTTCTTGATACTGTTGTTGTTTAATAAGAGTCTCCTGTTCCATATAGTCTTCTTGTTTCTTGGTGATGACTGGCCCAGGACATCCATATGAAGATGCGAACCAGTCATCAACAGGGTTTAGAATGGGAGCAGGAACTCCAACATATGCCTTGTCCTGGTCATCATCTAAATGTTCACAATCAACTTTATCTTCGTCGATGGCACACTCAAGGTCTTTAGGTTTTTGAGCGAATAGCTTAGACAAGATTTGTTTGATCATGACTGCCAGTAGTAGTGGTAGAAGTTCCCCTTATTATCGCACATCGGGTCCTCAGATGCAACTCTATATCTAAGTTGACTTTGACCTTTAAAGTCTGTTCGGTCTCCGATGATGCTGTATGCGGCAAGGAGTTTAGCCTGTCCTTCTTTGGACCTAAGTCTATTTACTAGTGCAGGATTTGCAGATGGTCTCCATTTGGTAAAACCCTCGTACTGTCCTGGAGCATACACAACACTAGCGACTGTGTTAGGAAACTTAGGAGATCGAACACGGTTCAGAACAGACACTGCAACACAGTATTCGTCCATTGTTCCTTTTGCTGCTTCAACCTGAATTGTTCTGGCAAGATGGTCATAGTCCATTGCCGTTAGAGCAAGAATTGTAGCGAGCATAGAAAAAGGGCATTTGATTGCCCCCTATTATAAAGTATTAATTTGTATTTGTCAAGGATTATTTTCTTTTGATTTCAACGTATCTAGTCTACCCTGCAATTTGGAAATTTCACGGGTTAACTGCATATGCTCATTTTCCATGTCTTCTAGACGATACTGGAGTCGTTCTACAAGATCATACAAATTCTTATATTCAGAAATGTTCTGCTCACCTCTATCAGAATCTTGATAGAACCATTCTAACATTTTCTGTACTTTTTTCTTCACCAGTCATCATCTCCTAAACTTAGATTTTCTTGGTGTTCTGCATTATTTTTACAGTATCCATGAACATCAATTTCCATCTTTTGATGAGCATCTAAATGGATACCTTCAATTACAATAAGGATCCCGATCAGGGCAGCGGGAAGTAACCACAGTTGCGATGAGCAGCAGGCAATACACCACTGCTTCCACTTGGGATTACAATTATTTTTCATGACAATAAAGTTGTCCACTCATTGGATTTGGTGTGCAAATAAACTTTGCTTTTTGATTCAGCATACCGATCATAACAAATATCTGAGCAATCACAACCAATGCTAGGGCGTTCTTGCCCAGATATTTGTTGAGCTTCATTAGAACTTAAAGATACTGAGACTATTTACTGCATCCTTTTCATTAGATGTAATAAAGAGTCCTTCTTCTTCAAGAGCAAGGAGACCTTCAGGTGCTTTACCTGTAGGGAGGATCTGCAGCATTTTAGGAGCAGACAAATCAGTGATATCATAGACACCAACTGCGTTTGCTCTCTCAGCACCTACGAACAGCATACGAGTGCCACCATAGGTTCCAACCGTGACAGATTCAGGTTCTACACCTTTC